CACACATTCTGTGCTGCGTAGGGCTGCGTCTGTGCCTGCGTCCACACACCCGACGGGTAGGCCGCATTAACGGGGGAACTCGCAATCAGTCCACCGGGGTAGCGCATTGACATGGGTTACCCCTTAGGTCAGGTTATGGCCTCAAAAGTGGCGGTGTAGGTTAACGCTGACGCCGTGCCGGAGGTCACACCAACCGACTGGTTCTCGGTGACGTAGAACGATGTGGTCTTGTCAGTCACGATCAGCGTGGTGTTGGCCGGGACGCTGACCTGATAGGCCATGTACGCGATCACCGTGCCGCTGCCGAAGGTAGCGTTGTTGGCAATCGCCACCGTGGCCGTTGCCGCGCTTGAGGTGGTGTTGGAGACCACGATGGAAGTCACCCGGTTCACCGTATTCGCAGCAGGCGTCAAGCCCGTCAGAGAAGTGGTGCCGTTGTGCGTCCACGAAGTCGTTGCAGAAGTCGTCGAGGGGATCACATAGGCTGTGTTCCCGTAGATCGAGGTGACGTTAACGATATTTGGGTTTGCCATGATTTCCCCTTAGAACCCGAAGATCATCGCCATAGCGATGGATTTGCCAGTGGTGATGCCAGAAGGTGCCGCCGAGGTCCACGTTGTACCGTTGGAGGTCAACACATTCCCATTGGTGCCCGGAGCCACAACTTGAAATGCGGACGCTCCGTTGCCAAGCAGGACGTTGTTGGCCGTGAAGGTCGCAGCGCCTGTTCCGCCTGCCGCCACCGGCAGAGTGCCTGCCGTGAGCGCCGAAGATGAGGTGGAGTACAGCGCGTTGTTCGCTGCCGTGAAGGTCGTCAGACCCGTACCACCGTTCGTGGTTGCAAGCGTTCCGGCAAGAGTTACTGCGCCGGAGGTGGCCGAGTTGGGCGTGAAGCCTGTAGTGCCTGCGCTGAAAGTCGTCACGCCGTCAGCCACACTCGATGCAACTTTGGCGTAGTCTGTGCCGTTCCAGGCAACGATGGCGCTCTCGCCAGTCACCAAAGTCACGCCTGTCGTCGGGCCTGCGCCAACAATCTTGACGCTCTGAGAAGTGGACGTAGCGTTGATGATCAGATACTGACGGCTCGACGCAGGGGCCGTAATCGTCAGCAAACCCGCCGGGTTGCCCGTGCAGTTGATCACCGCGTACTGAGCAGAACCGGAAGAACCCGACCCGACCTGAGTCAGCGAGGTGCCGTTGGTGACGGTAAGCGTGACTGCCGTCTGGCTTCCGCTGATGGTCTGGGTTCCGGCAACAGAGGCGTCTACATACGCAGTGATGTAGTCGTTAACCGTGTCGCCCCAGGTGCCAGAGAGTTCACCTGTGACCGGCAGGGCCAGACCCAGAAGGGAGGTATATGAGGTTGGCATCTAAGGCTCCTACGGTGTGGTATCCACAGGCGTCCAAGTGGCCGTCTGCGTGTTGCTGATATTCTGCCAATTAGCGGTCTGGGTGTCATCAATGACTTCCCAGTATCTGCGCCCCGAAGGTTGGTCCGTGGCTGTTGCAGTTTCTTGGATGGCCGCAAAGACCCGTTGCGCTCTCAGTAATCGCGCTCTGGATTTCGTGGTTGGTGCTGACCTGATCTGTGCCCGTGGCCGATTCGGAAATGTCGGCGTTGTACGCATTGACAGCGACAATCTCGTCAGTGGCCGACGCAGTTTCCTCAACCGTGCCATAGAAGGCAAACGCCGCTGAAATCTCCTCCGTACCCGTGGCAGTCTCACTGACCGCCGCATTCGGGTTAAACAGCGCAAGGACTTGATCCAGGCCAGAGGCGGTTTCTGAAACTTCCCGGTTGTACTCTGCCTGCGCCGCTACCGCGTCTGTTCCCGTGGCAGATTCTGCAACTGCGCTCTCAAGCGTTTGGTTCCCAGAAACAGCGTCTGTACCGGTGGCCGTCTCGCTGACAGCCCCGTAAATCTCAACTACCCCGGCAACTGCATCAGTGCCGGTGGCTGTTTCCGCTACAGAGGGCTGAACGGAAATCGAAGCGGAAAGGGCATCGGTGCCTGTCGCTGTCTCAGCGACATCGCGGTCATATACCGAGTCACCCCACCCGGCTTGACCCCAAGCACCTGAACCCCATCCGCCTTCGGCCACGGATCATCCTTTAGGCGGACAGGCTGAAGGTGTAGGTCACGTTCAGAATGTCGCCAGAAACCACCGAGCGGTCGCCGGGGGCAGAGAAGTCAGCCGCCGAGAACAGCGTGCCCGTCGTGCCACCCTTGGTGTTGTTGGAGGTCAGGAACGCACCGCCCACCGTCGTCGTGCCGTTGATCGTGAACACGGCCTTGCTTGCGGTGTTGGTCACCACAGAAGGATTGGCGTTCGTCGCAGCAGCAAGCGTAGCGGTCGGGCGGTTGGCTTCGCTGTAGGCAGTCACCTCGGTCCAACCGATGTGCGAAGACATGGTGTCTCCGGCGGCAGGGCTGTTGGTAGAACCCGAACCGTACAGGCCCAGGTACCAAGTGGTGATCTGAGCAGTCGATGTCAGAGCCGTACCTGCCATGTACTGAAGACCGACGTTGACCACGAGGTTGGGCGTCTCTGCAACCCACTTGAGGTTGCCGTCCTTATCGTAGCACTCAACGGTGTACTTGCCCGTGGCCTTCGCGCCCTCAGACGATCCGGTGTTTGCAATCAGCCCACCGCCAACGATGTCAGTGGCCTTGGCCTTTTCGATGCTCATTTAAGACTCCTATGCAATACGGATGATTGCGTTGGTGCTGTTAGCAGCCGGGAACTGCACCTCAAAGGACGTTGCAGCGGTCTTGTCACCGCCGAAGTCCAACACACAAACAGTTGGGTTCCCGCCACCCACCTTGTAGATCAACGCCCCACGGCAAGTAAACGACGCAGGGTTCCATGTGACGTTATTGAAAGACAGATACGCCGTCGTGTTGTTGGGGTCTGAGCCGGTCGTTGGAGCAACGGAAACCGTCAGCGCATTCCCCCCGGTGGTGTAGCCGTTGCCACTGGCCACCTCGTTGGTCGTTGTGTACGCCGAAGTCGTAGGCCCGAGCGTAGCTCCGCCCGTATAGAGCGCCATCTTGAACGTATCAGTGCTGAAGTTGAACTGGCCAGAAGCCAAGCCAACTTTGAACTGATTGGTCGCACCCTGGTCGATGGGCATTACTTGACCCCATTATTCTGCGGTAGCGGCGCCAGACGCGACTGGCCACTGCGGTATGCATCACTGCGCTCCAGACCATCACCCAGGCGCTTGGCGAGTTGCAGGGCTTCCATGTACTTCTGGTTGTACAGCGCAAGCATGTCCTGCTCACCCTTCATGTAGGTGTACGCCTCTACCAGCGAGCCATACAGCAGCACCGTGTCGAAGTTGTCACCAAGCCAAGTCTGGCCGTTTGCAGCCACTGTGATTGACTCGGGGTAGTAGTAATAGTGCAACTCGATGGTGTACGACGCATCAGGCGTGGGGCCGAGAATGAAAGTCAACTCGTCTTCGTTATCCGAGCGCGGGCCGAAGATGGCGTAGTACCGGGGGATTGCCTTGTCGTCGTTCGGGTTCGGGTACGCCTGCCGGATGAAGTTGACATCCTTGTTCAGCAAGTACTCGTACGCACCTGTGGCATCAATTGCCGCCATCGAATACACCGACAGAAAGTCTGACGGGCACTGGAGGTACTTGTTGTTGGCAGTCGTGGAACCCGTGACGTTCTTACGCAGTGACGGAAACTGAACGGAGTTGTAGATGCGCTGCTCAGCTTGTTGAACGAAAACGGGTATCTGAGCAACGAAATCGCTGCTCGGGTTTTCGGTATACGCCTGGATGGCGTTGCTGAGTTGCGTGTAGTTCACGCCATCGGTCCCCTGGCCATCGTGCCCTTGGTAGCGCAGCCAGTACCACGGATTTTGATACCGCTGGTCTTGGTCGGCTTGTACTCGCCACTGCGCACGTTGGCCACAGACACGTTGGCCTCACGCAGATACTTCTTGTTGTCCTCTTCGCCAACAACGACGTTAGGGACAATCTTGGGAACTTTGTAGGTAGCCATATCAGACCCCTTTCTGCTTGCGGCCAGGGTTCATCTGGTTGGCCACCTTGGCCAGACCACGACCCATCTTCAGCATGTCGCTGTTGGTTTTGCCACCAGCACGCATTTTCTTGACGTTGGCATCAGGATGCGCGCCAGCGCCCTTAGCCATGTGCTTCTTCAGCATTTCCTTGACGCTTGCCATTTTCTGCTCCTATGCCGTCACAACCGTGACTGTACCAATTTGAACCCGCAACACCAAGTTATTTGGCGTCAACCCATCATCAATCCCACTGGCTCCACCCACCGGGTTCCAGCCCCACTGAAAGTCTCGACTACCTTCACTTGGCAGACCTACAGCATTCTTCGTGGTGGCCGTCGTATCTACGACCTGCAACCCGGTGTTGCCTGACTGCACATAGCTGTTGTCCGGGCGGGGGTTGCGCAGACCTTGTGGGTCGTCCACCGGGTACATGCCCAGTTGCAACTGCGGTTGGTCGGGATCCCAGCACTGCGGGCAGACAAGCAAGTCGTAGTTCTTAGTCTTGATGATCTCCTTGCGGAGCACCTTGAGCTTGAAACGGAAGTTGCAGCGGTCGCACTGAGCAATCGCGTACTTACCTGACGCGAACCTATTGCCCATTACGTGCCACCACCGATGAACTGCTGACGCGGCACAAACCGCACAGCGGCCTTCTCCCGATCCTCATCAGCAGCCAGCTGCCACGCTTCGTCGTACTGTTGCTTGAGAATAGGTAGCCGCTCAGCCCCACCAACGATCTTGAGCGCCAAGTAGTACGCCAGACCGGCCACAAGGCAGGGCAAGAAGCGGAACGGCACGTCCATCGTCTTCACGCCACCACCGGCATCCTGCATTCTGCGCATACGCCAGTACACAAACTGATACGTAATGCCGGGCTGCGGAGTCGGCCAAACCGTAATGGACTGCTTCTGAGACAGATAGATCGGGGCGGTTGCGGCGTGGCTGGCTGCGGTAGTCCCGTCCTGGCCACGGCAGCAATTCAGCAGGTACGCCGGGTTGCCATCAGCCGCAGCCTGATATTCGTTATAGAAGATCAACTCGGTACCGATACGAACGAACCCCGCGTTGGGGATGCCGTTGACAGACGACACCGGGATAGATGTAGCCGTGCTGTTCACCCCAGGAGCGACTACCGTGATACCCATCAGCGACTCTTGAGCCGTCAGACGCTGGATATACACCTGAATCGGTCGGCCTGTAACCAGCTTGTTGGGGATCGTGGCGTACGTAGAAACACTGATCCGGGTGATGGTCAGGTCGGCTTGATTGTTCGGCACGTTCGGGCTTGTGCGGATAACGTGCTCAATCAGATCAACCGTATCGTCTGGCAGCGCGTATGTCGGTTGCCCCGCAGCCAAAGTGATGACACCCTGCTCGAATGTCCACATGTTGATGCCACGGTTAGCCCAGTCAGCGAAGAGCAGATTGAGGCTACGCCGCGCTGTACGCAGGTCATAACCCGTGCGCAGTTCTCCACCCGCACGCTCGAAGGCTTCCTCAACGATCTCGTTGAGATCGAGGTTGAACGTGGACAAACCAGAAGTGGTCATCTGAATCTCGCGGTCTTCTTAGCGATGGCCTTGGGTTGCGCTACGAACTGCTTGCCGGAGGCTTTGCCTGCTCGTTTTGCTCGGGTTGAGGCGGCGTACTCTTGGGGCGAGAGAGCTTTGATCGCAGCTTCTGGAAGATACCTTTCACCCGTGTCAGAAGATCGTTTACCACTTTTGGTTCTCCATTTCTGGGCAGTCCAGTCCTTCAGCGACTGCTGAGGCTTTTTCACTTCTTAAAACCCTTGAGGGTTTGAGCAAACCGTGCCCGCTGACCCAACTTGCCCGGAGCCTTAGCAGCCTTGGCAAGCGTCTTAGCGGGGATAGTTTTGCCTTCCTTGATGCCAAGCGACTTGCGCAGGGCACCGGGTTTCTTGATGGCCTCTTGGATGAACTTGCCGCCCTTGGCCATGCCACCCTTCTTCGCGGCTTCAACACCACGACCTTTGAGGATGTCAGCCTGGGTAACCTTGCCGTCGCCGGTCAGATCAGGAAATTTACTAGCCACGGTAACCTCCGCCTTTTGCCTTGTATTGCTTGGCTAGTAGCTGCGCTTTGCGGGCGCTCCACTGACCTGCTGCCGTGCCCTGCACCGCCTGCCCCTTGATCTTCTCAAAGAGCGACTTGCGCATGCCCGGCTTGGTGTAGTTTCCGGCCTCGTTGACCTTGGATTTCACCGCACCGCCTTCGGCGTACTCAGTGAAATCGGTATCGTCGCGGCGAGCCTTGCGCTTACCGCTGGGCATTTTGCTGGGGTTGATGATCCCCATGCCGCGACTGGCCATCATGTCAGTACACCTTTCCGCGAGTTTTACCGCGCTTGGCAATGCCGTCAGCACGGGAAGATGCCGTGACTTTGCCACCTTTGGCAAAAACGCCCTCACGCTCATCCCGTATACCGTCGTTGTAGTTGCGGTTACGCAGGAACATGCGCATAAGCTCGGCGTCCATCTTGCGCGAAGAATCTTCGCTGGCTTTCTCTTTGAGGTCGCCACGACGAATCCGCTCTTTGGACTCTTCGCTAAGTTCAACTTTGTCGCGCTTGGCGACAGCACGGTCAATGTCTTTACCTACGGTGGCGTCAACGAGCTTCTTGCCAACGCCAGTACGCTCGTCGATTTCACGTCCGAGAGCGTAACCGCCCTGCAACGCAGTGTTAGCAAGAACGGCCCGAGTGCCAAGACGGGAAGCAGCACGGCCTCCGGCATCCCTAACAGACTCTTTGGCACCGCCTTTAAGCCCAGACGACTCAACGTTCATCCGCTTCTTGACCTTGCCAACATCTTCAGAGGTACGTCTTACAACGTCCTCGTCCAAGTTAGGTACGCGATCCCAACGAGTAGCCATAGTTACACCATCTTCCCGCGAGTCTTGCCACGCATAGCGCAGCCATCAGCCTTCTTAACGTAGCCGCCCTTGCGCATCGGAGCGCCCTCGGGGTCACGAGGAGGCTCTTTCGTATCACCGCCGAACTTTTTAAGCATTTCGGCGCGGAAGACATTGCTGGTGCTACGGGCCTCAGACTTGGGCGTGGACCTTGCGGTGTCCTTCTTTTGGACAACACGCTTGGTCTTTACCTCAGGCACCGGCTCTAGCACCGCCATGCGCACGGCCTCCTCAGCGGGCGGCAGTTTGCCGCCATCGTTGTAGCGGCTCTTCATTTCAGCACTTACCGCCGCGCTTCATGCCCAGGGGCTTGGCAGCACCCATCTTGACCATCGTGCCCTTGGTCTTGCCCTTCTTGGCCAGACCATCGCGGCTAGGAGCAGCGGTAGGAACAGCGCCCATCTTGGCCTTGGTGATACCGGTACCGGCGCTGCCACCCATAGCCATTTTCTTCATGCCCTTCATTTCGCCACCTTCTGAAAATAAAGCCGATTTGCCATGTCTGGTCTCCGGCTTGTTGATACGCTGACGGTCAGGACGACTGCCAGTGCCAAATTTGCGGCCTTTATCGGCCTTCATGAACTCTGCACCCACAGACTGCGGAATGCCAACACGCTTGGCAGCGGCGGGGTCGTTGGCCACCATCGCCATCAAGTTGTGCTGTTTACGGCTTGTGCTAGGCATCTCAACAGTTCCACGCCCTCAAGGATTTGTTAATCCTCGAATTCGGATCTTTTGCGGTTTTTTCGCTCGTCAACTTCTTTTTCATCCCTTTCATACGGGCGCAGAAAGAGTCGCGGCGTGGACCGCCCTCCGGCTGAGGTGCCTTCAGACCTGGCTTCCCTGGATTCGCGGCGTTGTAGGAGGCTCGCCCCTTGGCGTTCAAGCCGCCCTTGGGGTTCTTTCCTTCCTTGCGTTGCCATGCCGGGGTCTTAGCCATAGAACACCATCACAGAACCAATGGTCGTGATGTCGGCATAGATGTCGGTATTGAAAAGCAACCCATCACCCGGCAGCAGCATAAAGTCGGGGCCAGTGCTAGCCGGATAGACCGTGACCGTCAACCGGGTAGTGCCACTAGCACCGCCGTCTTTGAAAACCACAGAACCGGCACTGCTTGCCGTAGGGATGATGCGGATCGCTTTGATACGTGCACGGCCAATGGTGTTGCCCGCCTGATCGAGCATCTGCCCGTCAGCGGTCAATACTCGACTCGCAAGGACATCAGTTTGCATCGCCATTTTGTTGCTCCGGTTCTGGTGCGTCTAACCTGTCTAATAGCATCCTGTAGGCTTGAATCGTGGCTTGAGCCTGGATTTGGAAGGTCACCGCCTTCTGCATCTCACGCTCAAGCTCAGCAACTTCAGCCTCCAAGAATTCCTTGGTTATCTGCAT